CGGCTGTGCTATCATAAGTACCAATACCGCTTCTGACATTATCTGCTGAACCAATGGCATTAAAGTTATCAAAGGCACCAGTAACAGAATTATGAGAATGGCTTGTGATTACACCAGTGAGTACGGCTTCAACATTGGCTTTTGTTAAAGTATAATTGTTCCAAGTAGGTGTGTGCCAAGCGACTGTACCACTTGCTGAGTATATAAGGATCTGACCGCCTGCACCGCCAGTAGGTATATGTTTGTTTCCTGCTGTGGTTGGGTGGACATAGTTGTTATAAGTACCTGCAATCTGATTGCGAGTATCACGATTGGTTGGTGCGGGATGACTGGTAACGTGAGAGTCGGGAGCGTATGGATGAGAATGAGTCGCTGATTTTCCATCCAGGGCGGTCTGAAGTCCAGTTATCACAGAAATAGCATGACTAGCAGGGTGTGAATAGTTATTGGCACTGGTAGCTATTGTATCAAGCTTTGTTCCATCGGTAGCTACATCCCTGCCATCAACTGTCCCAGTAAGAGAGATGTTGCCGTTAAAGGTTCCGCTACCAAGTACGAAGTCAGCATAATTATTGCTAGCGCCTTTATGCCAACGCCATTCAGTAGGCGTATGTCCTGCCGTTCCACCATTACAAGCTCGGTAATTAATATGTAAAGTAGCATTTTGGCTACCTATCATCATTTCAGCACCATAACCACGAATCTCAGTGGTATCATAGGCGTGATTTCTGCCATAGACTGCACCTGCACCACTACCAATGGTATTGACTGCACCGCTAATATCTAGGGCATTACCACCCATTACACCACCAACTAGACTGTGGCTATGAGATGTAGCAGACTTGCCATCCAAAGCAGTCTGTAAACCAGTAATCACCGATATGGCGTGGTTGGCAGGGTGAGAATAGTTATTAGCGTTTGCTGAAATGCCATCAAGCTTGGATTTTAAAGCTGAAGTAAAGTTCTTTTCTGTAAGCCCTGCATCCCCAACAGAAATCGCAGAAGTGTAGTACGGCGCTGAAGTGTTTGTGGCACCAGTAGCAATACCATCCAGTTTTGAACCATCGGTGGCAACATTCCGACCATCTACCAATCCGCCCAAAACAACATTTCCAGTTAGTTCAATATGGTCAGTTTTGAGATTGACTGAGCCAGTCGTTGCCTTTATATGGAAATTGCGAGGGGCGGCACCAGTGTTAATAAGAAAGCCATGTTCATATCTATCCGAAACACCTGGGATGCCAATAGCTTCAGCACCACCAAAATTTATGACATTCGTAGTGAGTCCAGTAGACCCCTTGCCAGTATAGGTGAAGAAAGCCTTGTTGTTCCCTGGGGTAGAAGTGATTAGTCCAGTCATGGTACCGCCTGCTAAAGCGAGATATGGATGACTATGAGTAGCTTGCTTACCATCTAGGGCGGTTTGTAGCCCAGTAATGAATGATATGGCGTGAGATGCAGGATGCGAATAGTTGTTAGCACTTGCAGCAATCCCATCAAGCTTTGAACCATCTGTTGCTACATCTCTGCCATCTACCGTGCCAGAGACATAAAGGCTTTTGATTTGTAGATCTGAATTGCCAGTTGCGCCTGTTGCACCATCACTGACTAAATGCCATCGGTTTAGGGAATCATCATGGCGAATGTAGTCTCTATTCGATGTGCCACCATCTGATACCATGATATGATTACTGTATATGGTATTGGTTCCATAGGTGTCTTGTCTAACAAGATGTGTTGAACTAAGACCATCCAGTAGGTCTGCATTTAGGTTAGCGACCTTAGTGGTTGAAGCGACTGTGAATGGTGCAGTACCAGTTGCAATAGAGGAAATGAGTTGCTTGCTGATTGTTAAATTCTGTGCGACTGTTAGTGCGCCATAGACAGCAAGGCTAGATCCTGCGGCGGAAGTGCTTGAGAACCAACGACCTAGCTTATACACGCTAGAACCCGACAGACTGGCAGTAAAAGTTATTCCCCGAATATTACTTCCACTATCCTGCATTGTATTAATTAATAAATCGTGATGTGACGTAACTGGGGTTGTATGCCAACTTGAATTACCCGCACCTATCCAAAAGTCTCCGTGACCCTGAAAGTGAAGGTTGGTGATTGAAGTATTTGAACCATTGAGATTGCCAACATCCCAATTTGAGGAAGCACCAATATTTAGACGTTTAGGCGTGTAGGCATCTTCAGAATCAGACCGAAGTAAGGATGCACCATTGATACCATCCACTTTTTCGGAGTCGGCTGCTTTAGCAGTCAATCCCAAGTATGAGTGAGTGTGCGAACTAATGGCACCAGTCAGAACCGCTTCAACCCCTGCTTTGGTCAATACATAGTTATTCCATGTGGGTGTATGCCATGCAACAGTACCATCACCTGAGTATAAGAGTATTTGCCCACCACTACCATTGTCTGGGATATGCTTGTTCCCAGGGGTCGTTGGATGAACGTAATTGTTGTATGGGTGTGTGTGAGCTAGGGCATATTTAGTTGAAAGGTAAGTGCCATTTTCCTTTATACCACTACTGTCTATCCTAACCCTTTCTGTTCCACCAGTAACTAGCTGAATTACATTATCAGAATACTCTCGAATATATGTATCCAAATCGGCAGAAAGATATACTGGCTTAGTGGTTGGTAGCGTAATAGAGGAGACTGAAAGATTGCCTGTCTTGCTATAAACCAGGGCGTTTGTTCCTGACCCTGACGGGCGTATCTGGAAGCCGCCCGAACCATCGGTTTGATTGTACCCAATATCCCAATAATAAGAGTCTCCATTTTCGTCTCTGAATCTTAGGTACTTCCATTGTCCTTCGTTAGATTCGAGTAAAAGCTGATTGGAATTTGCGCCCCTTGAGATTGATAGGTTCCCCGAAAGTGTGCCGCCAGTTAGGGGTAGATAGAGCGACGAAAGCGAACTACCGTTTATCGTCGGTGCAACCTTGAAGTCTAATACGCGTGAATTGCGCTGAACGTCAAAAATGTCCAACCCAGTAGTTGAAGCATTGTATGACTTGAGCGAGAATACATTAGTGGAGTGACCATTATAGTCAAAGCTGAATCCATAATTAAGGGCATCATTCTCAACAAAGAATAACTGGCTAGAAACATTGTTATCAGTGGTATTGGTGACACGCATCATGATGCCTTCATTGGCATCAACAGATGAATTGGCCCATACCTCACCAGTAGCCTTGACATTACCAGTGATTTGACCACCTGTTTTGGCTAGGCGAAGGTCAACGGCATCATCTACTTCTAGTTCGGTATAATATCGAGAGTCATGGTTGTGACCATCAAGCGACACAAGCGTTCCATCCAATTCTAGCCCCGATGGTGTCATTTCTAGCTCATGGTAAGCTGACCCATCGTACCATTTTTCTTTATAGGTGACATATCCACCACCATCTTTGACACGGTACTTGTGGATTTTCGGTGCTAGGTCGCCTGTGTCTTGCCTTGCATCTTGGTGATAGAAGCCTGTTCCACCATCGAACATGTCAAGAGAGTGACTACCAATTATTTTTAGATCCTGATTAAAAGTCCAGTATCCAGTTAAAGTTGGGGATGAAGATGCACCTAGCTTGGTGGCAACCTTCGTATCTACCTCACCCGATGAGTCAACACCTAGATTAGTTCGGGCAGAACTGGCACTAGAAGCACCTGTTCCACCATCCACTATGGCTAGGTCTGCACCAGACCAATCATTTCCATTAACAGTGTGGGTATGACCATCCCATGAAAGCTTTTTCCAACTATTCCAGGTTGAAGATGTTGCACCGAATCGAGCATGAAGATTGCCATTGGCTGTGTAGGCAAGTTGCATCGGATAGCCACCCGACATATCAGAAGCACTACCATAGGATTTCCAATGGATCACTCCGTGATAAGTACCGCCATCATTCAGACCATCAGTACCATTCCCCTTGAAATGAGGATAGATACCACGCTCAAGCGAATTGGGAAGGTGGTCGGTGCTTCTTGTATCATCACTCCATACAGTCTTGTGGGTGTGAATACCTGGGGCGACTTGGGTGGAACCTGCACCAATCTTGCTAGAATCAGAAAGGTCGGTATAGGCACCACCCGATAGAAGAACTTTCTTCCATTGTATCGCCATTTAATACTATCCCTCGATGCCTTCGGGGAGAACAAGACCTTCCTGAATCAAGTAATCTCTCACTACATCAAGCTTGTCCTGCAACGCTACAAAAGCTTTTGCGCTGTTGGCGGGGATTGAAACTGAAGCTACCGACTGAGAAATGAAGTTCCATTCCTGAGGCTCAAAGGTAGGCATTTCCAACGTAGGTACTTCTACTGGTGCTTCGGGTTTTTTCTTGTCGTTCATCTTTTTTCCTTTTTCTTCGCGTTATAGGGTAAACTAGCCGCCTACGGCTATATACATTTCATTGGTATTAATTTTATTCCATAAATCGCCAGCGTTAACGCCACTTGTAGAGCTTGGTGCGGCAGTCGCATGAGAGCGAACTGTTGGCAAAGCTTTTTCAACATTACCATCGATGTCAAATCCTTGTTTGAGTTTCCAACCTGTTGTGGAATCCCAATAGATTGTTGGAAATTCAGCTTCATCACTAGAAGTATCAACTTGGATTCCAGCACCATTACCAAGAGCAGGGGTTCCATTCCCACCATCTACATAGGCGAGAGTAACAAGCTTGTCAGATACTTGTAATTCAGAAACCGTAGTTTGAGTAATATCGCCTGCAACGGTCAGATTTTTAACTGAGAAATCTTGTGTAATGTCACCTGCAAGCAGGGCATAGGTTCCAGTATGATTGTGACCTGCTGTGGCAAGACCAGCCCCCGCGATAGTTGCATTTAGCCAGGTACCACCATTATAGTAAATCACATGGCCTGCTGATGGAGCGTTGATTGCGATGTCAGAATGATTCGTAAAAGAGTGACTTAACAATGAGTGAGTATGATCACCCTCGGCAATAGTGTTGGCAATCGTACCAAATGGTTTGTTAAAAGCATCGGATTGAGCAACACCCACCATCTCGGTTCCCGCGCCATTAATAACCAAAACTTCTTCAGCTTCAAGCCCACCAGCACCGATAATTGGGATTGTACCTGCAATAAGGCCAGTGTCAAGCCCTGCCACAGTTCCAAGACCATGATTCGCGACTGCGGTTAACGCCCCACTAAGTTTTGAGGTTGCGATTGCGGCACTTGCATTGATATCGGCATTGACCACATCACCACTTAATAATACTTTTTTCCATTGTATAGCCATAATTGCTCCTATTCGCTAATCGCTATGTATTGACTCGAACCTGAAAACATTGTTTTGCCCTCTACTGGTGGCCCAAGTGAAACCACATTATTGAACCGAACAAATTCAACACCATCTAAGTCGACTTCGCTTCTTGCTAGGTCAATAACTTCTTGTTTGGTTGAGCCTTCAAGCTTGTTTGCATCATCAGCACTTTTTGCAGCACCTACTTTGGTGTTGCCCGATTTAATACGGTTGACTTCTGTTCGGAGCTGATTAATCATTAGATATTGTAACTCACCATTGTATGTCTTGTTTTAACACCCTTCATCGTATCCTTTTTGATCTGCATGATACCCCTGTCAAAGTGTTGTCGATTAATACCAGATTTCCCACCAAGTATCTCAGTAAGATTGGCAATCACACCATGAAGCAATATCCCGTGATACCTTCGAGGTATTTCTATGGGAGTTTCCATCGATGTTACAAGAGGATGGTCTTTGCGATAGTGAAGCCGAATTGTCAAGTCAGTTTCCTGGGGAGACTGCCATACGTTGGAAGATTCAACGAATCTTGCTATTCCAATTCCGTTTGTGTTACTCACATACCATCTATAAGCTTGTGTCATATTTTACCCCACATATTTATGAGAGAATCTTTGATTCAGTGTAGATAAGTGGACCCGCCATTTCAAGTTCATCACTAGCATCATCCACCTTACCCTCGATGGTCAGCCAGTACATTTCACCCTCGGTTAAGCTCCACGCATTAAAGAAGTCTAACTTGGTTATGTCACCACGATTAAATACAGCATCCGTGATTTCAATCTCGGTGTAATTGTTCACAAATACACTATCATCAGGTTTTCCACCATCATCGTCACGGCAGATAATTCGGATGTAGCCTTTTGGGGTTTGTGAACCAGCAACAAGACGACCAAGAATCTTCATTTTCAGATTCAAATCAAGGTTGTCAAACACTACTGGAATTGCACAGAACATTGTCCATGCCGTAGACTGAGTGTTATACAATCGTTGGGTTGCTCCACCAGTAAGTGAGAGCAGAGGATCACTAAACAAGGTATTCGTTCGCAAATCTTCTTCACCAGTTTTGGTTTTAACTGGCTTATAATCACCAGTAAAGGCCAAATCATCAATCTTCATTGGTGTAGCCCCACCATCGGACTTCACAATTTTTCCACCACCATCAGCAACGAGAGCGGTTTCTGGAAGTGTGGTTGAGCCAATGCGAGCGTTAGCATCCATAATTGGAATACCGTTTGCAACCCCAACACCACGTTTAGTGGTTCCATCATGGATTGCAGTAATCTCACCACTTGTGCCAACATACTCAGCATTTACAGATTTCTTTAAGGTTCCTTCAACAACATCATCAAGTGTATCAGAACCTTTTTGGAAAGCATCATTGGCCTTCGTTTCAATATCACTTGCAACAGTTCCACCAATCTGAGCCGTTGACTTGACTCCACCCGCTTCAAGGTGAGTAGCCGCGAGGTCTGCGCCTGCCAATGCCGTAGCAGTCAAGAGCTTATTGGTTGTGCCTGCTTCCAATACATCTGCGCTCATCTTCAATGAAGCAGTATTCAGCAGGGTAACAACTTCATCAGCCGTTTGAGGTGTAGCGGAAAGAGCTATGAGTTTCGACTCTAAAGCAGCAGTAAAATTCTTCTCAGATTTAACAAATGCAACACCATTAGGAATTGCATCTAAAGTCTCGATAACAACGAGGTCACCATTCACATTTTTTGCCCAAGTCATTATGATTCTCCTCCGACTCTAATTGGCCCAGTCCACTCGGGTATCTCTGAAACTGGTGGTTCCACCACATTTCCTGCACCGTCTACGAGGGTAGGGCTGATTGGAAAGATTTCTTCATCAGCTAAATGGATTCTATCTATCTGGATGCAATCATCAGGCAAGGCATAGAATCGCTGATTTTTTACTGTTACGACTGAAGCCGTTTCCCTTAGTAGCAAACTCCCATTAATAATCTCAGAAGTTGCTAAATTCACAGCTTCATAGAATAACGCAGGGGTCATATCGGGGAACCGCAATTCAACTGCATCATATAGATCTTGAGTGGTCATCGGTTCGGCCTTTCATCTTTTTTGACTTCACTAGCCGTTTCACGCCTGACTAAATCTTGGAAGATCACTTCAGCTGCTCTATCCGACAATGCAACACGTTCAGGCTCATCGTCTGCTCTCCAACAAATTGACTCAGCAACTAAGCAAATCAAAACATGAAGATTCTCAGGAAGCTCAGAAGTGTCCACTTCACCTGTACCTGGGGAGTTCAACACAAGTGTCTTTGGTTGTCTGATATAATTCAACTTAACTGATTGGCCTGCATCATTGGGAACCAATGAATAGAATACATTGTTATCAACAAAGCCAATCGGTTTACGCCTAGAGGGAACTAAAAATTTATTCGTGTACTTCGCGGAATCGTCACGGTCAATAAGCTTAAAGGCATAGTTGGCAAAGGCTGAATAGGTGATACTCGTAATAGCATCACGAAAAAGGTCAGCAGGGAAAGTAGTATTCGGAACAGAACCAGCTAAAGTCTGGTCAGCGGTTGTACCTAAAACTTGCTTTACTATCTCAGGGCGTACCCTGGATAATACAATCGATTCTGCATCGATTAAGGCATCAATCTTGTCGTCGGCTTCCCATGTGCGGTCATTTGGATCCTCTAGCCTATGGCGAAGTCGATTGAGCATGGCTAACACGTTCATAAGACCCTCGGATATTTGATTGTTGTATATGGATTAGGGGGATGCCGAAACACCCCCCACACCACACGCGAAGAAAGACTAGCCTAAGCTACTGCGGCGAATTTCACCATACAGGATTTCTTAGGTTGAGTAATCGCAATACCCGAATCAGAAAAATACTGATCTTTCTGACCATCAATATCGTTAGCCTGAATGTTGCTCTGGTACTTTGAGCGACGGTAGGTAACGTGAGAAATGGTTTCGGGGTCAACAATCAAACACTCGTTGGTATAGATCCCACCGTGAGTTCGAGTCAGCAAAGGACTACGAACAAGCTTCAGGATACCAAAGGGTGTTTCCAGGGTACGGATATCGAAACCGAAGCGGTTCTCTTTACCCTTGACAAAACGAGTGACTTTCGCATCAACCATCTTGTCTACTTCATACAGGAATCCATCTCCTGCAAATCCGTATTTGATACCCTTCTCATTGGAGTATTCAAAGATAGAATCTTTGGCAGTTTTCACAAACTGTTGCCATACACTTCCTTCAGATGGACTTGAAGTATCAACGGTGTAGTTACGACTTTCACCCTTGAGGATTGGCACCGCACCATGAGTGGTACGAATCAGTTTGCCGTTGGCTCCAACAGCATGATCAGGAGCAGAAGCGGTTCCACCAATTCTGCGTGAGAAAAGATAATCTTTTTCCTCTTTAATCGCATGTTCGTGTCGCTTCTGAACCTGTAAACGTGCAAACTCTTTGGAATAGCCACGGAGTGCCATTTCATAGAGTGTTCCAGTAACTTCAACAGAAGTCTTGAAGATACCTGCGGAGTTCCAACTTGTTTCCAAGTCGTCTGCCCAGGCTTCAGGACTTCCACTGCCTTCCTCAGAAGCGTGACCAGTAACTAACATGTAGTCACCAGCAACAACATCGGGAGTACCAGAACGGTCGGTAACAACGATATCAATGTGGTCAGCAGCCGTATCGACTGATTTCACAATTGCCTGACCTTTATAGGTCGCGAGTGTTGAATCATAGATGTCAACCTTCAATCCAACGTAAGGCACGATGGAGGTTGAACCGTCAATGTCAACATCGACATCCGCGAGGGATGATTTAGCGGCAGGGAGAGCCGTATCAGTGTAGCCAGCCTTAACAACGAATTTCATATCTTCCCATTCGCTGTCATGCTTGAACATTTTGTAATCAGGATCACCAGTTTTCTTCTTACTCATCTTCCGCGAGAAAGTGGTAAAAGGAATTGAGCTAGGCCATAGCTCAGTAACCATGTTCGGGTTTAAGTAGAAATTTCTACGGTCTGTATAAAGTGTGCCGAGGCTACCCCCTGCAAACGAATCCTTGACTCCAATAGTTGGTGCCATAAAGAATTACTCCTTCTTTAGTAATCCATGCTTTCGGCTTCCGACTTAAAGGAAGAATCAAATGTTGGTGGGGGCGTAGTTGGACCGCCACCGCCACCGCCAGCACCATTGGTGCGGGATGCGTGATCTGCCTGGTCGAAATCCGTAGGTGGATTTTGATTTGAGTTATCAGGTGTTTGGTTCATTCCACTCAAGAACTGATTCCAACCCTGAGGGGTCAGAGATGCGTCACTTGACATGAAACCAACCAAGTTGTCTGCTACCGTTGCAGACATTCCTTGTGCCATAAAGTCTCGCTTCCATGCTACCTGCTGCTGTTGGTAAGCCTGGGCTTGTTGCTGTTGCTCCAAAACTGAATTGACCTTATTCACCTGCCCTAAGATTGGTTCAAGGGTGGATTGTATGGCCTTTTGTACCCGAAATTCTGACAACTGTTCTTCAAATTTGTACGAGGCTGATTCAGGATTTGTTCTCGCTTCAAAAGCATCATAGTCATCGGGTTTTACGGGGGCAACTAATTCAGGGGTAGCCTGAGGTGCGGGCTGACCTTGAGGTGCAACAACTTCGCCTGTTGACTGCGGTTGCGGCTGGTTCATAATCGCAAGGGTGACCCTCTGAGCAATCTCAGGGTCCGAAGTCACCAAATCGTACAAAGGCTTTACTTGCTCGTAACCTTGAAGCGTATTCTTCAGCTTGTCGGTTTCGCTCTGAAAGTGCTTTGCTGATTCTTCCCAATTCTTCCCGCCAGTCGGAGTGGCGTTATCCTGAGTTGCAGGGGGTTGGTCACCATCGGTTGGTGTCTGCGGTTCAGGTGTGTTCGGCTGATTGGGTTCCTGGCTCTCATCATCAAAGTCCTCTAACTGATAAAGAGGGGTGTCTGAATCATCTTCTCCATTAAACTCAGAGTCCATTGGGTTAAAATCATCATCGGGCAAATTTGCCACTAACGATGGGTCGTTATCCACTGGGGTGTCGTTGTTTACTGGTGGAGTGTGCAGGGTATCGTTCATTTTATTCTTCCTTCTTGGTTTTTTTCGCAGAAGTCCTGGGAGCTTTCTTCCTATCTCCTTCAGGGGTGTCCTGCGTAATCATTGACGACTTAATATCACCAAGTAGGTCTTTCACAGCTAATTCAAGCTTCTTCGCGTCTAATTTTCCGCCTGCTTCTAGGTTTGCCATGAGCTTATTCAAATCAGTCTTGAATTTCTCAATTTCCACTCGCTGTTTATCATGTGTGGATTCGCGTTGTGCCGTTTGCAGGTCGCCAGTAGTTTTCTTCAATTCTTTGGTCAAGCCTTCAATCTGGCCTGCCATTTGTTTCAGTTTACTCGTTCGGGCAAGTACACCCTCACGGTCAAAGATTTCAGTTTTCTTGAGAGCTTCTTCTTGGTCAATCAGTCCAATCGTATAGGCATCCTTGTAAGTCTCATATTCTGCCCAACGATTAACAGGCAGAGTAGATCCACCCATGATGATAATATCATAGTCATTATTGACATCGAATAGAGTCTCAACATATGCACCCTTATCATCATACTTGGGTACATTTACCATGCCTTGCTCAACATCACCGTTCGGAGCAATAACCTTAAATAGTTTCTCGGTGGTGTAAAAATCGCCAGACCATTCCATTAGAACCTGACCAACACGCCTGAGAGAGCGTTCCATCTGTCTCAGTTTATAGCGAATCCTGCGCTGACCAAATTCATCCACAGCCATAGTACCCTTGAAAGTCTCAGGCGATTCAGCGCCATTACCCATCATGGATTCAAAGATTCCAAATTCATACTCAATCATCTGCTTACCCATCTGGATTAGCTGAAAGACTGAATTGGAAAGGGGCTGCAGAACGGATGCGTGGGGAGTTCCATAGGAAGCATCGAAAGGAATCACAGCATCAGGCCGTTTCCAATCTTCCTCAAGCTTTTCAATATCCTCAACAGAACCTTCGGGAACCAATAGTTTCATGGTTGTAGCGGCCTGCATGTATGCAATTACAAGTGAAGTCAGCTTGTTCACAAACTGCTGAACGCTGATCACCATTGATACATCTGAGGATGAATATGGGGTTCCAGTATGCTTGTTGTGGAAAGGGATTACTGGATAGTAAGAAATAGGAAGCACATTATCCCACATAAGCTGACCACCAACGTCAGTAATGTCTTGGACACGTTCCTGAAAATAGAGTACAGTCTTGTAAATCCCCTCAGTAACCATCTTTTGGCGATTAGATTCCAACCCTTGAACAATAATATTCTGAGATTGGTACTGGATAAGGGTCTGCATGGCTTGGGCTTGACTGTCAAAATAATCGACTGAATCAGCCGTGATTATAGCAAACACGGGTTCAGCTAGAAAAGCTTTGTAGTCTGCTTCAGACTTGATTTGCTCTTTTCCATCTCGCGTGTCTAGCACACGGTTGTATTGAGCAGGAATTTTGGTATATCGAGATGTTACACGAACGATTTTCTCAGGTTCTTGAACGTAGTTGCCAGGGTTATTCCTGAGAGTATTGCCACCACCATCATTCTCATTCTCAGCATCGGGAGCCTCATTTGGACCCGCAGGCATGGCTTTTTCTAGCAAGTCTTGGTGTTTTGGGAATTTGTTCTTGAAAGCAGCGGTGGTCATGTCACGGAAATATATCACACTCGCGGCATCATCATGTAGAGGATGCGTAGTGGAAGGGTCAACGACTATATTATTGGTATCTGCATACTCAACTTTGAGTTCGCCCCTACCATGATCTGCGTTCTTATCAGGCCAAACGACCAAATACCCCAAGCCACGAACGAAGTAATCCATCGCAACCCGAACAAACTGAAGGTCACCATCAGACCTATACCAGAGGTAGGAAAGGAAGTCAGCCATAACACGGCCAGTTTTCACATCCGAATCATCCCTTCCAGTAGCGGAAAAGCCAGGTGAACGTGCTGTTAGATATGCAATCGCCTGCTCAACGGCAGGCGCAATGTAATTGAACATGATTGGAGCTTGGTTTCTGCTCTCCAATAGCTTTCGGACATCTTCCTGCCACTGGTCACCATAAGTGAACGAATACCACTGTTGTTGGTCTTGGCGATAATCTTGGGAAGCAGTTAGATAAAGTCGAAGTTGACGTTCCGATTCAACGCATCTCGGGTCGAGAATCGGGGCGTTGTCGGTGTAGTTGTTTTCTTGTTCAGTTAACATTACATATAAAAAGATGCTTTGTCATAACATGGGCAAGAATATTTAAGGTATCTGAATAAAAAACCTTAAAGTATTAAGTTCTAAAGGTATATGGGGTAAAAAAGGTGAAGATTCTTAGTTTTTGTCAAAGTTTGTCACGCTTGCCAACCACCAATTCTGATTTTACGCTTTTTGCGAACGCCTTGCTTCTCTGGGCGAGGAATCGATGTCAAACGCTTGGGATATGGACATTTGTGGGCATCCTTCAAAGCATACCAGTCAGCATCCATACAGTCGTCAATATTGTTCTTTTTCGATGGGTCAAATACAACCATTTCATCAATCAAAGGCTCATCACCATTCTCACGCAAAGTGACTCCACCCTGAGAATATCTTGGTTGATTCCCAAGAAGTCGGTCATTTTTAGCCGTTCTTGGCTGATTTTTACGCTCAATACCTGGCAACCATAGTTTCTGATGCTTCAAGTAGTCTCTGAGCATTTCTTGATAGCCAACTGTCTCGATATTGATACCACGAATAGCATATTCCTTGCTCACTTCCATGATTTTAGCGGCAAGTTCCATGGGATAAACGCGAGCTTTCCATGTGTAAATCGACCAAACATGATCTTCAGCATCCTTACCGATGATACGAATAGCTGAGAAATCAGCAGTTTCCTCTTTTGAACGCGCAGGATCTATACCCATGTAAAGAAAAACAGGAATCCAC